TGCTTCGTGGAGTTGTGTGTTATTAATGATAACACCTTGGCTAGTTAAGAACTCAATTCCTCTAGAGCATTTATAATTGTCTCTAAAAACCACTCGATGAATCCCAACAGCGTATATAAGCTTAGCGCAATCAATACAAGGGGAAAGAGTGCTATACAAAGTAGCACCCAAAGTAGATTGATTAGAACGGGAAACCTTGGCAATTGCCTGAGTCTCTGCATGGAGAACCTCATATACTTGGGTATCATTGTTAGTCCCTCGTGGTGTACCGTTGTATGAGAATGAAATGATGTTATCATCTTTGACAATGATAGCACCAACCTTACGATCTTCTGCATACGATTGCTGAGATATTAAGTTAGCAATACGCATATAGAATAAATCCCAATCACTTTGCGATTTCATTTTCTATTTCCCTATCATAGTCATACTCAAGTTCAGCTATACTATCTAAAATATAGTGTAGTTTATACTCAAGCTCATCTGTCAGTGGAGTAAAGAAGTCAATAGTAACTCGTACTACACCTTCTTGTGCTGTATCAATTAACATAATAGGCTTTCCATTTTAACCATGTATTAGCTTTCTGATTGTAGGCTTCCATAATGTTATCTTCACTTAAATCCAGATCAGATATCAAGTGATTAAGACAGAACATTAATTGACCCATTTCTTCCTCAAGCTTATCTCGATTGCTTTCTTTACCATTAGCTGGATAGACAGTATCAAGACCAAACCTTAGTACCTTCATAATGTTTTGAGAGACCTCATTACATTCTTCAGCTGTTGTATACAGTGTATACGCTTTATCACGATTCAAGTGCTACCTCCTCAATTTGTACAATATAAAAATCTTCTCCAGCTGTGTGGAGTATTAGATCTTCTTTTACAAGTTCATGAATACAAGTCTCGATGTCTGCATTTTGGATTTCATCATGCAGAATTTCAAAGCAACAAGTTACAACATACTTCTTTGTCATATTTTCTCCGTGTGTATCTATAAGGTACCGACTGTGGTTGTGTTGATTTTATTCAAGAGTATCATTACTGTAGTACTCGTAGACTCTTTTCATAGCCTCTTTAAGAAAATGAATTCTCATATAGTTTTCGTATACGTCAAGGCTATACATCCCTTCAGAGAATTTAGGATCAGATAATATTTCATAAGATCTTTTAATATTCTCACAAACAATTTGATCAGCTATTTCATCATCAATATTAATTACCATTGTTCTACCTCTAGTGGGTCAATATAACCAAATCTAATTAGACTGTCCTTAACTTCTGAGGGTAGTTCATACACACCATCATAGTCAATTAAGAACATTCCACGATCAAACCAAAGACCGCCTCCTGATTCGTCACCTAATTCATTATGCTCAAACCAACCATAGTTAGTACTAGGGCTAATTTGAATCTCATAGTTTTGACCACCTAACTTAATAGTGAAGTCATGCTTTTTAGCATGTGATTTAGCCATTAATTACTCCTGTTTAAGTTGTCAGAAAGATTAAAGTACATGGGACTCATACGAGTCTTTAATTGTAACAACAAGATAGTTTCTAACTCTAGCATTTCTTGATCAGTACCATAAGCTAGAATAGTTCGTATAAACCTTGATGGGCATTCATTGTATTCAGCCATGAAGCTTTCAGATGAACACACATATCCGTCATCAGGTTTACCACGATGTTTACCGATATATTTCTTATCGGTGTCTTTGTTGATCCACATGTATAAGAACGATTCACCTTCTTGTATATGAGCTTCTTCATCAGAGGCTAAGTATACAGTCTCTTGAGGAGTTCCATCAATATGGTTCTGCCAGATCTCTTTAACGTAGGCTACCATAGGATCACCCTTAGGGGCTTTCCAGAAGACTACGAAAGAGGGTTGTCCTTCGTTAGCACAGAGATATTCATAGACCCACTTGTTGTGGAGACCATTATATTCTTTACCTTCAATAGACACTTTGACCATTGCTTTGCCAGTACTAGAAGTATAAGTATCAACTTCATCTACAGTACATTCATAGATGTCGAAGAACTTATGACTTCCAGCGACAAAACGTTTAATCGTTTTGATATGATTCATTAGTTGCTTTTTTGTAGTAAGTGTTCATTGTATAGAATGATCCGTCTTCATCTAGATTAGAGCAGACTACAGAAGATCTTACATCAAAGCATCTACCTAGTTTAGGGTGATCTAGTACTAGTGGAATAGATGCAAATGTTAATGTAATATCATCAAATTCAACTTTGTGAAAAGTTGCAGTACCAAAGTAATGGACTACTTTGTGTTCACTCACAGTATTTTACCTTCAGATTTGTACTTGATGAGTGCTTGCAGATACCACAGAGCTTTGTTTAACTCTTGTACTTCTTGGTCTTTGTTACCACAACGCATCAGGTATTTATACACTTGACCGAACAAGTGAGCTTCAACACCTGATTTACTTTCAAGCATGTCAACCATGAGTTCCATGTATTGTTTACCTGCGGCTACGTTCTTGTAGTGCGGAGGGTTAATAGCATCGTTATCTTTAAACATATCAATCTCATTGTTGTATGATTCAGCGAAAGCTTCAGACCAGCCTCGATCAAGTTCTTTACGTTCTTGACTTAGAAACTTTTTAGACTGGATATCAAAGAAATCTTCTTCATCCCAGTGTGACAGGATTTTGTCGATACGTGATTGTGGCACTGGTTTATCTTCATTATACATTAGTATACATCTCCGTTTAGAATGATTTTGTTATCTTCATAAGGGGCGGCAACCCTACGATAAAACTCTAGTTTAGCTCCTTCAAGTGCGCCAACGATATCGTTGACAGATTGGTAAGATGGACTTTTGTTATAGTAGTCACGAATGAACGTTGTGATTAGGAAGTTTAATTCACCTGCACAGTGTGGTTCATAGTTGAGCATGTGTGGTGATTGACGGGCTTCTTCAGTTATGTATGGCATTATTTATATTCCTTGAAACGTTTTAGATCTTTTCTTTGTTCTACTCTTGGTTCAATTACGCCATATAGCATTCCGACTATTGTTATAATTGCCCAGATTGTTGCTATAGCTATCATTATAAGTACTCCGCTAATATTGTATCACAAGCTTTATCGACAGTAGACCTCCATTCAGTTACAAGGGATTCAAAGAAAGGATGTATTGTTGCATCAGTTGATTTGAATGCTACAACAGGGATTTGTAATACATAAGCAGCATAGAACACTTCCATAGCAGTACCGTGTTTAGGCACAAGTGGATTATCTAGGTTAGCTAAGATTAAGTCAGACTCACGGATATCACGAAGGTCTAACTCAAAGATACGCTTCATGTATTTCTTTTCAAATGCATGAATACGTCTGCATGGATTAAGAATTTTACAGCTGTGTGCTAACAGGTGTGTTGCTGTGGAGCGCCAACCTTTAGCTTCATCTGTGGATACATGTTCCATTGGACCTGCAAGGTAGATAGTTCGTTGTTTCATTTAGTTACTGTCTCTAAGTATAAACCTACATTGCCGATAGCATAACCTAAGAATGCAATGCTTAGACCCAGACTTCCTTTAAGGAACAGGTCAATGCAGACTCCTAAGTATACTAATCCGATGATTGCGATTAGTGTTGAACTCATAATTCCTCTATGATTTTAAGAACTTCAGAAGTAAACCAGAGACCGCCTTGAGATTCAGGTCTTTGGTGACGAACAATGACATTTATTTTTACTTTACACCACACACGATCTTTCTTAGATAGATGTGGGGCAACAGGTTTTTCACATGAATGCCATCCTGGACGATGTGCATAACCTTTTGTCTTATGATCTTCAGCGAAGTACCATACATCTTTTTCTAGTCGTTGTTTACGATTGATAAAGAGTGGTCCGTAGGTATTGTCTGTACGCTTCCTGAAAAGCTTGTATGCTATCATTATCATTTACCTCTTTAATTTCAGTCCATGCAACAAAATGGTATATTTTACCTTGGTTATCAGTACAGTAGGAATACATACCATCAATATTGCCTAGCCTGTACGTTTCCTCAAGATCAGGTTCTGGTGCTGAAGGTGGTATTTGTAGATCACCTATGATTTTGAAGTATGATCCTCGTGGTAGTTCGTGGAGTTTCATATATCAAAGTTCACATCAACAAGTTCCATTTCTTCTGGATCATAGCCGATTTCTTCATACACTTTTGACTGGGCTTCTTCTTCATCAATAGCGCATATCCACACTGTTGATGTACGACTAATTTGAAAGCAGTATTCATTCATTATCATCACCTTTTTTGTATGGTCGATAGATATACAGAGAACATTGTTTAGCAGTACAGTTGGTTATGTCTGTACGAATACCTCCTACACAGTCATTACAAAAGTTTTTGATTGCTTGCATGGGTGAAGTACGTTTTTGAGCTTTCTTTAACTCTTGTTCTTCATTCCATGCTTCAAGGAACTTACCACCTTTCTTTACAGCATAGGCTTTTTCTTTACGCCACTGCTCAAGAGCCGCTTTGCCCTTGGCTAGTACTTCCGGATTCATTGAGCGTTTCTTTTTGACGGTGTTCATCGTTAAGCCTTTGGTTCATTGTGGTACATACTCGTGATGCTTCTGTGGAGAACAGATAACATACGGCATCTTCAAGTTTGATTTCACGACCTCCTACACAGTAATATGTTCTGTCGTAACCTTGTTTTGTAAATACAAAGTATCCGTTATTTTCTGGTTGATTCAAGATACACGCACCTCGATTGTTAGACTGTTTTTAACGATTTCTTCTACTGATTCTTTTATCATATCGTTGTCTAAGTTCGATTCAATACGATAAGACCAGTCAATGTTGTCTTCATAATCAGAGATATCAAATTCATTTGACATGTATTCACCGATAGCATCAGAGATACGATCATTGACGATTTCTTCAACACGTTGAGCAAGTACATCATCAAGGTGTTTGTCTATGAGAGAGGCAATAGACATGTTTTTAGTAGGGTGGTATACATTATCAATGATATCTGATAGTGTATTGATTAAACAATGTACAGCTATATTAATACCTGCACGATTGTCATTTGATAGTGTTGCCATCATACTGTTAAGGTATGCTAATGATTCATCAATGTTATTATGTGTAGCATACAGGGAACTACGATATCCGGTTAATGGATTTTGCATATTAAGCCTTTACTGATTCAACAAATTGAGTTACGATATCACGAAGGACGTCTGGATGGATGACATCAATGATATCAACATCTTTGTGTTTTACTTCAACGACATAGATATCATCAGCATAGTCAGGTTCATAACCTCCTTTTTCATCACGGATTTGACAAACACTACCTGATTCTACTTCGATAGTACAGAGGAAGTCTGCATTATCTGTGTAGTAGTAATGATCATATTGACTCATTTTAGTACCTTTAGAGTTTCACGGATTAGTTTAAGCTCTTTACGTATCATACGAGCACGAGTTTTGCAGTGGTTTAGGTTAGCAAAGTGTGGTGCTGTATTTGGATTAGCTTTATCAGAGTTTTTCCAGTAGACACCAATCATTTCTTTGTAGAAATATAGATCATCTTCAAGACTATGAAGTTGATTACGAAGTACTTTAATTAATTCGTGTTTATGTTTTGCTGGAATCATAAACAGTGTTACAGTTTCATTCATAGACTTTTTCCTTTGTGACGTTCATGAATTAATCCTTCAAAGATATTCCATAGTTTATTGAATTTAGCATCGTAGTAGCTGGAGAGTAATTGTGGATCTATACCTTCTTTTAGATCATCGCATACACTCCAGCAGTCTATGATGGCTTGCTCTAAGTCAAACCTATCATATGTCATAGACGGTGTCCGTTGAGAGCTGCAAGGGATTTGAGGAATAAGTCTTCTTCAACTTTAGGTGACTCGTAGGTGTCATCAACTGATGTGAACAGGTTTTTATCAGTTACAGAATAGATTACGTCAACTGAGTATTTACTCACAAAATACATATTATTGTTTTCTTTGTAGTAGTATACACCTGGACCATCTTTCCAGTTTTTAGCATCAAAGTAGTCGTCAGGTAATTTATCAACAGCTGTAGCAGTGAATTGTACTGTTGTACCGTAGAATGGGCTAATTTCTAACATGATATTTCTTTCAAATGTTGTTGATTAATGCAAGGGCTTCTTCAGCTTCGTCACACAGATATAGTTTATCGAGGATTTGTTGTTTTAACAGTTCATATTTATCAGTTACTTTATTACGTTCTTTGAGGTTATCTTCATGTTCTTTATCAAAGTCAGCAGGATAGATAATAGCTTCACCGATATAGTTTACACCCCAGATATCACGGAATTTATCACGGGATACTAGTTTGATACCTGCATTAGTCAACAGATCATATAGACCGTCTTTACTATCTTTCTTTGAGTGAATAAGATCAGGCATTTCAGCATCACGTTTTTCACGGATTTTATCATTGAGACGAGTTACAGCATAGTCACGTTGTGTTTTATTTAGTTTCATGATTGTTCCTTTAGATTGAGTTGAATTTTGCTACAGTTTCTTTTACGAGTTCTTTGTAAGTTTCTTGTGTTATGTCTGCTTTTCTATGTTGACTTTCATAATCACTGTCTGCTTGTTGCCAGTAGGTTTGACCTAAGTAGTAAGCTTGTCTTAAGGCTGTTATTAACTCTTGTTCAGTCATGATTGTTCCTTTTCATTAGACCAGAGATAGTTAGCGTTACGGAGAATGTCATCAGCGAGTTTACGTGCTTGGTTTTCAGGAATAAATATGCTGCCGACATTTTTTACAAAAATTACGATACATGATTCACAACCATCTTCTTGAGAAGCACCCACTGCAATATAGTTGTCTGCTAGTTTCATTTGATTTTCTATTAAATAAAAATCCCTCATGACAGACTCTTTAGAGACTATCACAAGGGATTAGTTTATTTAGAACATTGGTTCTTCAGTAACTTCTGTATCAACTGAAGCACCTTCAACATCAAAGTCAACAAAGTTTTCAGATTTACGTTCATAACGAACAAGATCAGTAACTTGAACAGCTACTAACATGGTAGAGATACCAGACTTACTAATTTTACCATTAGGAAGCTTAATCTCATAAGGTGAGCAATACACCATGACATTACCGATAGAACCATTACCAATCAATTTTGGATCAAGTTCTTTCTTACCTGCGTCTACTACACGCACTTTAGCGGCATCTGTACCATCTTTCTTAAAAGCTTTCTTTTTAAGATTAACAGAGATTTTACCGCCCTCAACTACTTTAACTTTACCGAACTGAGAGAACTCTTTCTCACGCTTCTTGTCACCTTGGATCTGTAATTCATACTGATCAACACCAAAAGGTGATACAGGTTTATCTAACTTAGCCCAGAATAAGGCTACATCTTTGATGATGATGTTAGGTGTGGATGTTGCTTGTGTCATGATTATTTCCTATGGATTTACGTTTAATTTAAGTTTCAAGTATGCTTCTCGCTAGTCGGTTCCTAATAGATAATTTATCAGAAACAATAAGGAGAATGGAATGTCATCAGGTGGTAAAACCCGTAACATTAACTCTCTTGCTAACCTAAAGCTAATTACTTCAGAGACAGCTCGAGAGAATCAGAAAAAAGCTACTCAATCAAGAATGTTGAATAAGCAGATCAGAGAAGAGTTTAAGTTGAATGCTAAGAACTTTCAAGAAGTAATGAAAGACTTACCTCAACTATCATCCCTCGATGTCCTTAGAATGGCTATGCATCAAGCCCTTCAACAAGATAACTTTGAAGATGCTGCTAGGTATGCTAATATGGTAGCAGAGTATGAACAACCTAAACTACAGAGGATTGATCAGACTACTACAACCCGTACAGCAGACCTCTCAGATGAAGAACTTCAGAGGATTATCTCAGAAGAAGGTCTAGATAGTAAGTCTTAAGAGAATGTCATCAGGGATAGTCTTACAAGTAAGTCTATAAGAGAATGTCTTTAGGTATATTACCTATTGATGTTCTCTTTTTTATTTCTCTTTAATAATATACTTTTAATAAATATATTAATAACTATCTAAGGGACAGTATCCTATTAGGTTCCAGCTAAATAAGTCTATGATTCTGTTGGGTTTTTTCTCCTTAGTGAGTAAAATGGTTCAACAACGTATGGGTCTTTAATCTCATAAAAGGTTAGTTTTCTGAGATCTAGTTCACCCATTGATTCTTGGTATCTTTCAATACAGTCAGTGATAGTTATACCGAACTCTGTACAGAAGTTATCATCAACACATATCCATACAGGGTTAATTATTTCTTTTAGCTTCATTTATCTAGCCTCACTTTCTTTACCCACAATAGTTTGCCTTTAAGGAAAGCCTTTTGGATACCTGTTGTATCATCAAAGACTACGGATATCTCAGACTTTACCTTTGATTTGATTCTCAGGATAAGGTCTGTGTAGATTTGTGCTGCAGTGTGCATTATACATCCTTTAGGATTGAACCTCTTTTGATTTTACTAACAAGGGTTTCATATAGGTTATTCATCACAGAGCCAAACTTTAGGTTATCTGATAGTCTGGCTAGTTCATGATAGTCTAAACGACCTAAGCCGTTTAAAATTGTTAATGCGTCTTCTTCAGACATTGTGATGGTGTATTCAATTTGGGTTTCTTTGGAGATTTTCATTCGTTTTCCTCTAGGTGATATCCGATTAGGCTAATGAACTTGGTTAATTCATCACGTTGGCTATAGCCTTCATAGGTTAAGGCTTTGGCTACTACTTCAGCATTCATGAATATAGATGATAACATAGAATGTTCTTCTACATTACTTATGCTGATTCGCAGAGTGTATGGTTGGAACAGTATAGGATAATCAGAGCATTTAGAGACTTCCATTAGTATTGATCCTCATTGTCAAGTGCATCATTGATTTTAATACAGATAGTCTGCATACGTTGATATCTTTCATCAAAGACATGACAGGCTACACTTGGGATTTGTCCGTAGTAAGAGAATAGACTGGACATATCTCTGTATTCTTCAGCTGTTTCAAATGTGATAGTTAATGAGAAGGGTTGAAAGACTTTTGGCTGGATACGTTTAGTAATTACTTGCATATTATACCTCAGTGATTAATGATTGAACAGTTTCAGTGCAGTTGGTACATACGAACTCTGCAATTTTGGTACCGAAAGGGGTGTGAGTGACGCTTAATACGTTGACGTCTTCTGAGTTGTGTTCTAGATGACAGTCTTCGCAGTGGACAAAGTATAATCTCTTGTACATTTAATTCCTTTGTTAAAAAAGTTCAAAAAGTGATATAAAACGAACAAATTGAACGTTCAGGTTTTCACACACGAAAAATCCCTCAAGACATCCCTCAAGTCTCGCCTGTTTCTCAGCGAAATCATCGAGTTACTGTCCTGAGAGGATGTTTTGGGTTACAGTCCCCTGTCTTTATCTATTTGCCTGTGCCATTTATCCTCTTGTTGTATGAATTCTCTGTGTTTTGTTATCTGGTAGTGTATAGCTTGCTCTGTTTTGTTCATAGAAGGTAGTTCTTCCATGATGTCTACTAGTGCATTCAGCTCTTCCCCTGATAAATCTAGGGAATATCTACCATAGGCGTGTCTTAAGTATGCCATTTTACTGTCCTTCCAGTATTTGATCATAGATTGCTGTGTATTCTATGATGATGCCGTTGAGTTCTACCTCGTTTACCATGTTTTCCAGTACACTTCTGTTGTCTGACACCGCATACAGCAGTGTTTCCCCTGTTGTGTCTGGTGACATGACTACTTTACAGCCGAATTCCTTAACGGATTCGATAACTTCTTCTGTTGTACACCCAAAGTCTCTTGCCTTGAGTGGGTTTAAGAGTAAATAACGTGCTTTCATAGGTTTCTCCTTAAGCTTCTACGATTTCATTGAACCAAGTGTCAGAACTCCAACCAGCTGTGACACCAAACCTTACTTGTTTACCAACTAAGCCTCGAGCAAGCTTATATTGTTTACGAGCATGTTCAACATCACGGTTGATTGAGAGTTTACGGACAACTTCCTTATCATCTACTGCATAGACGTACCTGTTAGCAGGGTCTGTGTAGACAACCATCAACATAGATGTCTCCATAGTGAACATTGCAGTAGTTGTATCGCCTTTAGTAGCGAAGTTCATTGTTGCTGTAGTCATATTATATCCTTTGGTAATGACTTTTAATAGAATCTTGGTACTTACCCCAAGTGGTCTCTCCGTAAGCCCGAGAAGAGCAGTTATTTACAGATGTACGATGTGAACAGTCACATCTTCTGCTTTGTACTTAAGTAAGTCTTTAGCAGACAGTACTCTGTCAATCAGTTTGTTTGTTTTGTTGCAGTATACTAGGTACATAGTGCCTCCTTAAGACAGTTGCCAAGCTTTGCGTTCTAAATCACGGTACTCCGCTGGTGTACCAAGATTAGGATTATCCCACAGCATACACAGTATACGGGATATCTCAGGATTGTTCTTCCATGTAGGACAACCTTTAGCCCTCCAATGTTTAAGGTGTCTTTCAACACAACGAGGTAGAGCAAGCCCTTCTTGTTTCATATTCCAAAGCATAGACTCAAAGTCACCAGCAAAGGTAGCATCACCCCACAAGTAACGAGCAACAGCCTTAGAAGCTTTTGGTCGGGACTTCAGGTATCCAGAATTAGCTATGAACCCACACGGATGTCCAACAGGAAATCCGTTAGTAGTAGTTTCTTTTGTATCACGGTTAACGATACGTCTCACAATATCAAAACGTTTAGCCATTTCATTCTCCTTCGTTGATTTCAATTAACAGAATAGCAATCTGTACACCAGCACAGACACTTGCAGCGATTAGACCAATTACATGGAACCAACCATACATCGCCTCAAACTGTATCTTATCGACACAGAACACCATTAGTTGCGACCACAACAGAATGTAAACAACGTGCATTAACTTAGTCATATTAATCTCCTTGAGCTATGACAGAACAGAGCAAGACGCTCTCGGAAGACCCCAACAAAGGAGCCAACCGAGAAAGCCCTCACGCTTCAACAGCAACAAACCAAGAGTCAGCAGAGTAGCCAAACGCAGCAACAAAGCGAACAGGCGAGCCACCAACACGAGCAGACAAACGAGCAAACACAGCGTCCCGAGAGACAGGACGACCCAAGGCACGGACAGCGTACGGGACACGGCAGACACGAACACGACCGTCAGAGCAAACCACAGACACAGCGTCAGCACCAGACAAGGCAACCGCAACAACAGACACAGGAGCCGAGAGAGAACCACGAGGAACAGAAGCAGCAAGAGACGGGCGAGCAGCAGAAGCCACAGAGCCAAGGACGGGAAGGGCAGAGACCCAAGAAGAAAGAGAAGAGACCACGGAACACCTCCAAAGAGCGCAGACAAAGAAAGCCGAGACGGGCAGCGCCACGCACCGACACGGCAGGGAAAACAAGGGGGGCAAGGAAACCCACGAGGGGGAACAACAAACACACAACAAATTTTTAAACACACACAAAGACATCTACCTCAGACATTCTCCAGCGACATCCCCTATAAAAGTAGGGGTACCCCAAAGACGTATACAAAAGATTACATTTCTAAAAAATATCAAAATTATTTTTATAAGTAAATCAATGGGTTAGTCGGTACATAATAGAGAAACATTTTTATTACATAGGCATATGACAACACAAAACAATTCTGATAAGCTAGAGGCTCTGAGGGAATTAAAGAAGCGTGAGAAATTAAACGCTTACAAAGGCGACTTTGAATTATTCGCCAAAGAACAATTAAAAATCTTACCCAAAGACTCCTCTAAGGGATTCCAATCTTTTGAGTTTAATGAGGCTCAAAGAATTGTGAATGAAGCACTTGAGAAACAACTCAAGGAAACAGGGAGAGTCAGAGCTATTATTTTAAAAGCTCGACAGATGGGATTAAGTACATACACGACAGGTAGGGTATTCTGGAAGAGTTACTTTAATGCTTACAACAAGTCAGTAGTTATGGCGCATGATGCGGCTACTAGTGATGCATTATTTGGTATGTCCAGGAATATCATTTATAACATGGCTGATACATTCAGACCCATGTTAAAGAAGTCAAATGCAAAAGAGATTATGTTTGAGCATAATGATTCAGGGTATCGGTTGTATACAGCAGGAGCACCTGAGGCTGGTAGGGGAACGACTCCTACAATTGCTCACTTATCCGAGGTAGCCTTTTGGGGGCATGATGAAAAGATTCTGGCGGGATTATTTCAAGGAATATCCCAGTCCGAAGGTACCGAGGTAATCCTTGAGAGTACTGCTAACGGGGTAGGAAACTCATTTCACAGGTTATGGCAAGGAGCTGTAAAGGGTGAGAATGACTATATCGCTATCTTTGTTCCATGGTACCTGATGACGGAGTACCAGAGGAAAGTCCCTGAAGGATTTGAAAGAACAACAGAGGAAGAAGTATTAGTTACTAGGTATAATCTTAGTGACGATCAGCTATACTGGAGAAGGTTAAAGATTGCAGAGGGTGGTGAGAATAAGTTTCGACAAGAATACCCTGCGACACCTGAGGAAGCATTTATTGTTTCTGGTTCTAACGTATTTAACATTGAGAAATTAAGTAAACTAGTTCCTCAACCAATATTAGCAAAGAGGGAGTTTAACTTTGAATCCTCTATGATGGAGGATTTAAGAGATGGGTCTATCGAGATATTTAAGTATCCTACTTTTGAAGATGCCTTTGCTATCGGTGCTGACGTTGCTTTGGGTGTTGGCAAGGATTATTCTACAGCAGTGGTCATTAATGCCCAGAGGGAAGTGTGCGCAGTTTATCGCAGTAATACGATTGATCCTAGTCAGTTTGGTGATTTACTATTTTATTTAGGTAGGTACTATAATAATGCTTTGTTAGCAGTAGAGTCTAACTCTATGGGTATTGCTACATTAAACAGGTTAACTCAAATGGGTTACTTGAATATGTACTATCAGACTAAAATGGCGAATGTATCTAAAGAAGAAGGTAGTAGAATTGGCTGGAGAACAACATCAGCCTCTAAGCCAGCTATCATTGGATTCTTAAAGAATGCTATTGAACAAGAAGATATATGGATACCTTCTAGGGTTATTATTGGTGAATTAATGAACTATGTAGCTGACGAGTCTGGAAAGACAAATGCTATTATAGGTCAAAATGATGATACAGTTATTGCATTAGCTATTGCTCTTGAAGTTATCAGGACACACGGGGATAGATTAACAAACACAACGGTACCCTTCTCACAACGTATGGGTAATTTTCAGCAAACAGAAACAACATGGATATAGGGGATTATTATGGCAACTAAACAAGGATTGTATGACAATATCCATGCTAAACGGAAACGAATAGCTGAGGGTTCCGGAGAAAAGATGCGTAAGGTAGGTACTAAAGGTGCGCCTACAGACAAGAGCTTTAAAGAGTCTGCAAAGACTGCTAAGAAGGGGAAATAGTATGGCTGAAAAAGATTCAAGACTAACAAGAGCTGGTGTATCAGGTTATAATAAACCTAAAAGAACACCTAATCACAAAACTAAGAGTCACGTAGTTGTTGCTAAGGTTGGTGATAAAGTTAAGACTATTCACTTTGGTGCTCAAGGTGCCACGGGTAGTCCTGACGGTTCCAAGCGTAATGAAGCTTTTAAAGCTAGACATGCAACTAATATTGCCAAAGGACCACTGTCTGCGGCATACTGGGCTAATAAGGTTAAATGGTAAATATATGTCACAAATGAATGTACCCCTCAGGGGCGAAGAAAAAGAACAATTTAAAAAGTTGATCAAGCCTAAACAAGCTGGTAAACTTTTAAATCCACAGGAAAAAATTGGTGATAAAATCCCCAAAGATTTTAATCCCCGAAAGAGTTAGTCCTTGTGTCCTAAGAGAAGTTTACTTCTACTTTGTTGGCTACTAGCAGGGTGATTAAAGAATTAGTAGCACCATACAAGTCTTGTTGTAGACTTTGATTGATTGAATGTACAACCCAAGAAAGGTTTACAATGAGTGATACAAGTAGAGATGTCATCCGCTTTGTGGATAGATATAAAGATCCAGTAGGAGATAATGAACTCCTAGCTATGATCGAACAGGGTGTAATGAACTCTGTTGGTGACTTCTTGAATAGTTCCGACTTAGCTCGTGAACGACAGAAGGCTACATACGAATACGGCATGATGCCGCAATTTCACCTGACTCCTCAGGGTGCTTCACAGATTGTCTCTTCAGACACTGTAGAGGCTATCGAGGGTTATACAGCTATTCTTGCTGAACTTATGTTTAACAACAATAAGATCGCAAGGTTTATTCCGGCAGGAAGTTCTCCTAAGGCTTTCCATGAGGCTAAAGTAGCTTCTGACCTTGTTAACTATGGAATCTTTAAGCAGAATCCTGGTTGGGAAGTCCTAAATACATGGGTTAAATCTGCCTTGTTATGGAAAAATAGTATTGTTAGATGGGAATATATTGAAGACTTTGATTATAAATTTGAAGAGTTTGATTCTATCAGTCAAGAAAACCTTGATCTCTTGTTATCAGAAGATGACACGGAAATTATCGGAGATCTTAAATATGAACAAGAGTTAGACACCGATGAAGAAGGTAATGCTGTATACAAAATGGTATACAAGGATGTTCGCCTTAAAAAGAAAAAGAACAAGACAAGAATTTTAATTAAGAATGTACACCCAGAATGTTTCCGTATTACACGGGATGCGCACTCACTTGATGATGCGGCATTTGTGGGTATCCAGATTGATATGACTCGATCTGAAGTTAGAAAGTTTTTCCCTGACATAGCAGAGAATATTGACTGGGACGCCATTGGAGACGGTAGCTATGATTGGGCTACCAAGTACACCGAAGAGCAGGCTGCTCGTAAGCGTCTAGTTGGTGAAGAGTACTGGCTTGGGGGAAATTCACGGGAGCTATTCCCGTCAGAAGCTAATCGACAACTCACTGTTATCGAGTGTTGGTTACGTGTAGACCGTGATGGTGACGGTATTGCTGAACTAAAGCATTTTATTATTGCTGGTTCAACAATTCTTCTTGAAGAAGACTGTGATATGATTCCATTGGCGACTCTTTGTCCCTTTGAAGTACCACATGAATTCTTTGGTTTGTCTGTAGCAGATATGATTCGACCCATGACACTAGCCTCAACAGCTATTATGCGTGGATTCATTGAGAATGTCTACTTAACTAACTACTCACCTAAGCTTGCTGACCCTAACGTTGTTGACTT